GCACAAGGAACTAATTTTAATAATTTAAGAGATGCTTTCAATACAGAAGCATACGGTATAGGAGGACTAGAATTTGGTATTAAACCAATGCCCGGCATCAAATCCGCTCAAATAAAAACATTAACTATAGGTTCCCTCAAAGAAGCCACAATCCAAATTACCGCAAACAACAGAACTCAGTTTGATATAATAGATATACTTTATTTAAGATTAGGATTTATTATGTTACTAGAGTGGGGGCATGCTTCATATTTTCCTAATAGTGGAGCTTTTGTTAACGATAATCCTTTTGGTATTTACCCTAGTTTTTTAGAGGGAAAGCTTAAATATAATAAGATTCTTGATACTATTCAAGATAATAGATTAAAATCAAATGGAAATTATGATGCTATTGCTGGAAAGGTAGTAAATTTTAATTGGAAATATAATCGAGACGGCACATACGATATTACTTTAATTTTACGAAGTTTAGGAGATGTAATTGAATCGTTAAAAGCTAATATTTTGTTAGGGGACGGTGAAGGTAAATTACAAACTACTGGTGTTCCTTTGCAATCAGCAGCAAACACAACAAACCCCACATTTTCCTACAAACTACCAGGAACTAAACAAGAATCAACACAAATTCCTTTAAAACCTTTAGAAACTATTGAGCCTACTAAAATTTCTAATGAAATAGATAGATTATTTTTTAATCTAAAAAAAGAAATAAACAACCTACCTATCAATTCTCAAACGGATAATGGGATGAGAGTAAATTCTAATAACAGCCAGGTAAATAGTTTTAGCCAAGCTTATTCCAAGACAGAAGATAATCAATATTATATTAGATTAGGTTACTTTTTAGATTGGATGGAAGAAAATTTAATCCCATATGTTGATAATGATACTAATAATAGATTAATTAGATTTGATACTAATCCTGAAACTAACTTAATTTACCTAGATGCATACCAAATAAGTGCTGATCCTAGAGTATGCACTTTTAAAAGAATCTTTGAAACAGGATACGGTACACAAACTTTTAGTGAAAGCGCAGAAGAATTTGAAATTAAAAAAGGAACAACTTTTTCTTATGGGAAGATAATGAATGCATATTTTAATATGGATTACATTAGTAACACTATAGCCAATTTAATATCTGCTGATACTGGAGAAGTATCTATATTAGATCTAGTAAGAAATTTATGTACTAGATGGAACCAAGTTACAGGCCATGTAAATCGATTAGATATAAGAATAGATCCTGATACTAATATCTGTAAAATCATAGATGAATCTTCTATACCCAGAAAAGATAAAACTATATTATTAAATAATCTTAATATTCCTGTTGAAACTGCCAAGTTTTTAACATACAAATCATACCCAAACACCGGAAGCACATTTTTAAAAGATATAAACTTCACAACCCAAATTCCTCATAATTTTTCTACTTTAATTACTATAGGATCAACAGCACAAGGATATGTTCTAGGTGCAGATGCAACCGCTTTATCTAGAATGAACGCTGGATTAACAGATAGAACAAAAGAAAACATTAGCTCTCCTGGAAGTAAAGATAGAGAAAATCTTACACTTGAACAAAAATATAAAGAATCATTAGCAGCATATGAAGAGTTTAAAAGAAAACTTAGCTTCTTTGAAAACTCAGGTACGTCTGATAAACCAGAATGGGACGAAACATCTATTAATAATTTTTCTTCATTACAAACTCAACTTATAGAATATAGACAGGCTTCTGCCTCTAAGGGCAGTGCATCAACCGACACCTCTTCTCCAAACATGGGGTTTTTACCATTTAACATGTCATTAACAATGGATGGATTATCTGGGATGAAAGTTTATCAAAAATTTGAAATGGATACTGATTTTTTGCCTTCAAATTACCCAACTTCTTTAGATTTTATAATTAAAGGCATAACTCATACTATTCAAAATAATGAATGGATCACTAATATTGAATCTTTCGCAATACCTGCAAATCCTTTTGGAACAGAATTAGGAAAAATAGTACAACAACAAAGAGCTCAAAGCACACCAAAAAACTTAATCTCTGACACATCTAAGTTTAATCAAACCTCTATTCAAAGAGCCATAACCTTCTTTAAATCTCAAGGATTTCCCGATACCAGTGTTGCTGGAATTGTAGGAAATTTATTAGTAGAATCTGGGTTGAATACTAATGCTTTAGGAGATAATGGAACAGCATATGGTATAGCCCAATGGAGAGGCATAAGACAAGCTGGATTGAAAAAAAGATATCCCAAGGATTACACCTCATTAGATTCTCAATTAAAATATATAATAGATGAACTTAATGGAATAAAATATCCTAATGGAAGAACAAGCAATTTCTCTGCAGTATTAAAAACTTTAAAAAGTACCATAATAACAGTAGAGGGAGCAACTGCTATTTGGGACAACAATTATGAAATAAGTAATGGCCAAAGTTTAGAACAAAGAAAGATATACGCTAAGGATATATATAATAAGATAAAAAATAGAATATTTAAATAATGCCTTACTATCCTAAATCCCAAATAAAAACCAATCTATACACAAATGGGGGGGAACTAATCTATGCTCTAAATTTAGAACCATATAAAGGATACTACTACCAAACATCAGACGGGAAATATTTTAGTGGCCAAACACCCAGCACCCCAGCAAGTCAAGAATTAATATTAGATACTTTAGCCCAATCATCTCCTCAAGTTGAAATTCCTTTATCTTATGTAAATTATACTCAAGACAGCCTAAATTACATAAATGTAACTAATCCAAATTTATCTCCCATTCAAATCCCGGTATATATCCCAACATCGCCTACACAACAAGACTATCAAATAGGAACATTTAGAAGATACTTTTGCAAAAAAACAAACGAACTTATTTATATTGAGATAAACCAAAATACATTTGATAAACTATCTAATAAAGATCCCCAAATACTTTGGCAATTATACTTTCCGTTCAATTTATTATGGACCTTAACTGGGGATAAGCAACAAGTAGCTAAAACCAACCGTAACATAACCTTATTAGCACAACAACAATTTAATTTGCCTAAGCTTAATTTATATTTAAAAGAAGATTATTTGAAGTACTATTTGGCAACTTAAAATTTTTATCGTACATTTCAACTGTATGTTTTATATAGTTGAGACACAAGATCAATTAAACGAGTTTTGTTATAAGGGTTATGAAGAGGCATTTGTCGAAATAATCCCATACCACGACTCGGTTCACCCCGCAATTAACCAAGTATCCTTAATATACATAAGACCACTTAAGGATACTAAGGGATATATGCTGTGCTTGAATCACAGTGAATCGTTATCATTATCCTTAGAGGATGCAATTAGAGCCCTTAACTCTATAAACAAAATATACGTGGTTGATAAAAAGTCAACGTTGTATTATTTTATACTAAGGCATATGCAGCAACTACACACCCCACCCTCTCCTCCGTATATACACCCTCCCGTCTTTGATTTATACAAATCACACCCGTCTCCAAATTGTTTAATTCCAATATCTAAGCATTACGAGAAGTGCACTTATACTTACAGTCAAATCAAAGATTTTACTACAGTTGATACCTTCCGGGACACCGCTATAAAATGTTTTTTTTACGTGGAATCTCAAGGAATACACATAGACCAACCAATATTCGATACATACCATGAAAACTACGACGCCGCGCGTAATATACAGTATAACACAATATACACACAATATAATTTGGACACTACCACTAGTAGACCAAGTAATACTTTTAACGGTATTAATTTTTTAGCCATTCCCAAAAATAACGGAGCAAGAAACATATTTATGCCCAAGAATTCTAAATTTGTAGAAATTGATATTTCGGCTTATCATCCTGTTTTGGCTGCTTCTTTGGTTGATTTCACTTTTGATGGTGACGATGTGCACGATTCGTTTGCCAAAATGTATGGTGTATCGTATCAAGAAGCTAAAACAATCACATTTCAGCAAATGTATGGTGGTGTATTTGAAACATACAAAGATTTGGAGTTTTTTAAAAAAATTGGATCGTTCATAAACGATAAATGGGAAGAGTTCAATAACTCGGGTCAAGTTATCGTGCCGATTTCGGGTTATTGCCTTAAAAAGGATAAGCTAGATAACATGAACCCTCAAAAGCTTTTCAATTATATACTACAAGGGTTGGAGACAGCAAACAATGTTTGTATATTAAAGGATATAATTAGGCTGTTGAGAGGGAAAAACACACAAATTGTTTTATATACTTACGACGCCTTTTTATTTGATTGGGATGAAAACGAAGACATATTAAACGATATAACAGACATATTTAAACAAAAAGGATTACAAACAAAATTAAGTTATGGAAAATCTTACGATTTTACGCAAGTATGATGATATTTATGGGGGAGAAACCCTATTAAATATTACAGACTTGGATAATAAATTGTTATGCACATTTGTAGATCAAGAAAATCTAGATGCGCTAATTTCAAATATAGTTGATTCGTATTCTATTAAATACAATAAGATATTTGCTTTGCACATCAAAAGTACAGGGGAATATGCTTTAACATACAATATAGACCAAGGAAATATATCTTACATTCCTGCGGGCACTATATTGGTGCACCGAAATAAAGCCACCAACACGCTATACACTATAAACGCTTTGAATGAATTAATTAAATCATTAAACGGGGGTATTGTAGATACAAGTTATAGGATTGACTGGCAACACTACAAAAATTGCATTTTACTTACTCAGGAAGGGCAGTTCAAACAATTAAATACAAAAATTTTTAAAATTATTGAGCTTTAATTTGGCTTCCCAAAAATTAGTTATTATATTCAATCATAAACCAAATAAATTTTTAAAGTTATGGATTTAAACGAAATGAAACGTCGATTGCAAGAAATGCAATCGAAATCTGCTGAGAAAGCAGATGAGAAGAAGAAGGTTTTTTGGAAACCCTCTGTTGGTAAACAAACCATTCGTATTGTACCTAATAAGTACAATAAGAAAAATCCGTTTACCGAATTGTATTTTTACTATGGGATTGGTAACAATACAATGTTGTCGCCCACAAATTGGGGAGAAAAAGATCCAATTGCCGAATTTGCCAAGGAGCTTCGTAAAACAAGCGATAAGGAAAATTGGAGATTGGCTCGCAAATTGGACCCGAAAGTCCGTATTTTCGCTCCGGTTATTGTTCGTGGTGAAGAAGAACAAGGTGTTCGTTTGTGGCAGTTCGGTAAAGAAACTTATATGGATTTCTTGAACCTAGCTGACAACGAAGACGTAGGCGATTTCACTGATGTTGCAGTTGGTAGAGATATTATCTTGACAACTGTTGGCCCTGAAGTCACAGGTACTCCATACAACAAGACAAGTATTATGCCTCGTACTAAAGAAACTCCGGTTTCTGAGGATAAATCGTATGTCAAAAGTGTTTTGGATAATCAACCAAACCCAATTGAATCGTTTAAAAAGTTTTCATTTGATGAAATGAAACAAGCGCTTCAATCTTGGTTAACTCCTGAAGGAGAGTCTGAAGAAGAAGCTCCCGTTGCTGAAAAACCAGCTACAAATTATGCTGTAAAAAATGCTCCTGTCAAAGCAAATAAAGCAGAAAAATTTGATAGTTTGTTTGAAGACGACGAGGATGATAGTGACTCACCATTTTAAATTAAAAAGCAACTATGGCTCGAAATAAAAGTGAATCGCTGACAGCGGCAGTATCTGCTGAACTTAGATCAGGTTTTGATTTGAATAAATTCAAAACTAAAAAGATGCTTAACTCAAGTGTTAAGTTTAAAGAACAGAAATGGATTCCCTTGAGCCCTGCTTTTCAAGAAACAACATCAGTACCTGGTATCCCGACTGGCCACATAGTTTTACTGCGTGGTCACTCGGATACAGGTAAAACAACAGCAATGATTGAAGCGGCAGTATCCGCCCAAAAAATGGGCATACTGCCCGTCTTCATTGTTACTGAGATGAAATGGAATTGGGAACACGCAACTCAAATGGGACTAGAAGTTGAACGCATTGTTGACAAAGAAACAGGCGAATTAACAAATTATGAAGGTAATTTTTTATATATTGATAGAGAAAACCTTCATACAATAGAGGACGTAGCAGCGTTTATATTAGATTTATTAGACGAACAGAAGAAAGGTAATCTTCCATACGATTTGTTATTTTTATGGGACTCAATTGGTTCTGTACCGTGTGATCTTTCAGTTAGATCTAACAAGAACAATAACGAATGGAACGCAGGCGCTATGTCAACTCAATTTGGCAATAATGTAAACCAAAAAATTACATTGTCCCGTAAAGAATCTTCACCTTACACTAATACATTGGTGTGTGTTAATAAAGTTTGGACAGCTAAAGCTGAAGTACCTATGGG